TAACTATGGTATCTAATACCGAAACCTGGCCAATATTCCCAGGGCTAACCCAAAATGGTTTGCGCCCAGGCGTACAAGTAACTGCAAGATGGGGATGGCCATCAGTGCCGGATGATATAAATATGGCTTGTTTGATCCTCACAGCCGATCTATACAAGCGTAAAGATGCCCCAGGTGGAATATTAGGATTAGGTGATTTAGGCGTTGTCAGAATGTCACCAATTGGTAGAGATGTAACGGCAATGGTTAGGGCATACAAAAAAGAAGTTATTGCATGACCCCAAGCACCGTTAGAGATAATTTAAAAACTGCACTACAAGCAATAACCGGATTGCGCGTATTTGATTATGTACCTGATTCTACAAATATCCCAACAAACAATGCTTTTGCAATAGTTGGCCAATTGTCTATGAATTATGACTTTACATTGAACAGAGGATTTGATTCTGCAACCTGCCAAGTTATTGTTGTGGTTGGTAGAATGAGTGAAAGAAATGGACAAGAGAGATTGGATGGGCTACTTGCCTCATCCGGTTCAACTTCAATTAAAACCGCAATTGAGGCTGATAAAACATTAAGCGGTGCTGTACAAACGCTCAGGGTTGTGTCTGCAAGCCCTGGAACAATTACTTCCGCTAATATTGACTACCTAAGTTATCAATATGCGGTTGAGTTGATAGGTTAGTAACGAAAGGAAAAATATGGCCATATTTATGGGTAACAAAGTTGCCGTGATTGTAGGTACTACAACTATCAGCGATCATGTCAGCACTGTAAGTCTTGCACGCGAAATTGACCAGGTTGAAATTACAGCCATGTCAGATAATGTACAAAATATGATAGGCGGGGTTGAAAGACCTACACTATCTTTAGAAGTGTACAATGATTTTGCGGCGGCTTCTGTAAACTCACTATTTGAGGATGCATTAGGTACTAAACTGAATATCAAATTGATACCAGTTGCAGGTACAGTTTCAGCAACAAACCCAAGTTATACAATGTCATGCTTAGTTTCATCATGGACACCGATTAATGGTGCAATTGATAGCGTAAGTAGTGTATCTGTATCGCTTCCGGTAACTGCATTAACAAAATCAACAAGCGCGTAATAATGAAAGGGTGGGACAATGCACAAGATTGAGATTGTTAAAAAAGATGGCAAGAAACTTACTTATGATCTTACGCCATCCGCTAAGGTGGCTTTTGAAGCCGAATATAAGACAGGCTGGCGTAAGAGATTAAGTGAACTACAAATGGAATCGGATTTGTGGTGGTTTGCCTGGCGTTTAGAAAAAGATGCTGGCAAAACTGAATTAACCTTTGGTGATGATTATATTAATCAATATTCAGATGTTGATTTGGTTTATGATTCAAAAAATGGATAGACCGGCACGGACAAATCTATGAAGTCGCTACCGTGTCGGTGGCAACAGGTATTAGCCCTAAAGATTTATTAGAGGTTGATCCAGCGATTTATGCGGCCATAAAAGCCATTTTGCAAGAACGGCATTACAACAACAAGAAGGCAACAGTTAGGCGTAAATAATGATTAGACCTAGATATTCAGAATTGCCTGGCCGATCTAGGTCATTAGCGGCAGTGCCATCAATCTATGTTGAAAATTTAACTGAACTTCTTGAAAAAATGAAAAAAGTTGATCCTGATTTACAAAAAGAATTTAGAAGGGAATTAAGCACAGCAGTAAAGCCTGTTGCTAAATTAGCACAAAGTTTTGTACCACACTCACCATTTCCGGGTTGGCGTGATGTTGAACCAAACTACCCACCACAATGGGGTTGGGCTAATGACAATGTTCACCGGGGTAGAACAATTGGCGAGAATAAAAGAAGTCGTTGGAAATGGTCACAAACAGAAGTTATACGCGGCATAAGAGTAAGCACGGCTAAAAGTAAAGTACAAAGAGTTAAAGGCGCAACATTTTCAGTAACCGCATTAGCCATAGTAAATAAATCTGTACCAGGTATAATATATGAGTTGGCAGGTTTTGGATCATCACGCTCACGCGCAAGAACTAGGCGCATAAGCCGTAACCCAAATGCTAGTGAATCATTCATTGGGAAATTACAAGGTACTGCTAATAGCGGTGCTTACAAAGAAAAAAGATTGATTTACCGCGCATCACAACAATTAGGTGGGCAGGTAAATGATAATCTATACGGCGTGCTTAAAAAATATCTAGGCAAAGAATTTAGGGGTTAATCATGGCATTAAGTCAATATGTTGCAATTAACTTCTTAACCAAGTTTGATAAAAAAGGCTTAGAGCGTGCAACCAAAGAATTAAAAGGTTTTGATAAAGTAGTTGCAACAGGCTCATTTAGATTAAGAGCGTTTGCAAAAGCCGGTGGAATAGCGGCGGCGGCTGGCTTAACAATTTTTGCCAAGAAGGCTGTTGATGCCGCATTAGCCCAGGAACGCTTAGACAAATCTTTGAAACTAACCTTATCTAGTATTGGCAGGGGTGGGTTTGCCACTGAAGTTAATGCATTTATTGATTCCACACAAGCCGCTACAAATGTAACTAAAGAACAATTGATACCAGCATTACAACAATTAATAACGCAAACTGGCGATCTTGAAGCATCGCAAGGTTTATTAACAGTTGCATTGGATACTAGTGCTGGTACAGGTAAAGATTTAAGTACAGTTTTAGATGCTATTACAAAAGCCGCTATTGGAAACTATGGATCAATTTCAAAATTAGGTATTGGTGTTAGTGCTACTGAAGCCAAGACATTAGGTTTTGCCGGCAGTATGCAACTATTACAAAAATATACCGGATCAGCCGAAGCCGCAACATTAACACTTGATGGCCAAATGCAGGCACTTAAAATTAGTGCCGGTGAAGCCACTGAAACAATAGGCGAGGGCGTTTAGGTTTTTACTTCAGTGCATTAGAAGCGTTTGCGCAAGGTTTTGTGGGCGAAACCGGACAGTTAAGAGATTTTGAAAAAGCGGGAATGAAAGCGTTAAGCACAGAAAAACAAACTGCTAATGAAAGAGAAGGCAGATTGAAAGACACTCAAAAATCATTAACATTTGATCAAATTATTGCGCGAATACAAAAAAATATACTAGCAACTCAAAAATTAAGCACTAAAGAAAAAGAAAAGCAAAATGCTTTAGACAAAAAGAAAACAGATTTAATGGCTATGTTTGATCTTGATGCAATCAATTTACAGGTTGCTTTAAGCCGTAAGTTATCTGCCGAAGATGAAGCGCGTGTAAAAATATTACAAAAACTTAAAGAAGGCACAGAAGCCGCAGTTAATGAAGCACAAAGATACGCTGATGTATTAAAGATAATTGAAGATGGCAAAATTACAACAGGCGAAATAGATGAATTGGCTAAAAAGTGGGGTATGACTAATTTAGGCGTTGAAATGTACATATTAAAATTGTTTGCCGCCAATGAAGAAATAAGAAAAATGTTAGCACTATTAAAGCAAGTTAAACCACCTGCAACAGAACCGCCGCCAGGAGATAGACCAATTTATGATTTATCTCCATCTAATATTCTTGAAAAATCATCATTGGCTAGTGCTAATCGGGAATATTTTGAAAAAGGTGCTGAAGCAGTTATCCCATTAGACAAAATGGGTGGATTTGGTACTACCGTTAATGTAAATGTTGCAGGCAGTGTTATATCAGAAGGTGAATTGCAATCTGTAATTCAAGATGCTTTGTACAATTTAAACAGAGCAGGCGCGGTAACTCAATTAACTAACTTAGGTAGATAATGCCAGCCGCAACATTCCGGGCAGAAATTGATTTTAGCGGCGGTGCTTCATTTGATCCGGCTTTAGTGCTTGATGATCCTGCCACCCCGCTTGATGTCGCAGTGTTAGGTACTGCCGCCGCAGATACAGTTGATATTACAAATTTTGTTACTCAATGTTACATACGCCGTGCCTTTAATAGATCATCAGATTCATTTACCGGTGGCACAGCGCGTATAGTTTTTGTTGATGAAACAGGTGAATTTAATCCAGCCAATACTGGATCAAGTTTATATGGCAAGATAAAACCAATGCGTAAGATTCGCTTTACGGCAGAATATTTAGGGGTCACATATAACTTAGGTTCTTTTTATGTACAGGAATGGAAT